TCAATGAGGTACTCGTGGGGGTTCTGAGCCATGCGCCTGCGCTCATCAGTGTCCAAAAACACGTAGTCGACGTACAAGGATGCGGCAACGAGGGACTGGTTATAAGCGGCAGTAACACGACCACCATCAACAGGGCAGTTGGCGGTGTTCAAAGAGCCAACAGCCCACAGACACTCGTCAATGGGGCGAATATCGAGGTTGATCTTGACTTCGTGGTACTGAAGAGCGATAAGGGGAAGGGCAAGACCGGGATTGCGGCAGTACCAGAACTGAAATGGCACATAGAGAGTGGTTTCAGGGAGGGCATTGCGGGGAGCGCAAACTTGACGAGGAGCGTTGCTCTGGCAAGGACCGTCAACATCATTGAATGAAGGGTCGGTAATAAAGGTGAGTTCGGTGGTATTTCCAACCATTCCGTAGTAACAGGGTGTCTGGTCAACGGGTAAAGTGAGGTTATTCCAGATGTGCATCCAGTCACCGTACTGGCGGTCAATGCGCTGACCACCGATTTCAACCTCAACCTGAGAAATGAGCTGTTCACCGGGAAAATCGAGCCAACGGGCATAAACACCGGTAACGCCGCCGGCGGAAACAGTGTTCCTCATACTCTGGTTAATTTCAGGAAGAGTTACCTGAAGGTAAGTGCGGTATGCAAGATCGCCGTTGCGGCTAATGGTGCAAGTCACGCGACGACCGAAATCAGCCTGACCGTTAAAAGTCTGTTCAATAGACTCCATTGCAAAGTTGGTGTGACGTTTGTAAGATACTTTCCAGAAAGTAATCTGAGGGTTTCCCGTCAGATAAACATCCTGGGCGCCATAGGCTACAAGTTGCATTAATCCTCCTGCCATTTTATGTTGTTATAATATTGCTAAAGAAAAAAATTTTACGTTTGTTGTTTAATTAAATAAATTAATTTAATTAATCAGAATCTTGAAAATACTCAAATACTTATCGAAAAACCCTTGCATTCAAAAATACCTAAACAAAAAAAATAATATCCTCAGAAAAACTCAGAAAAAATGTTGAAAAAAAAGTAATAAATTGTTAAAATCATTCTAATGTAAAATTATCTAATAAAAAATCTTTCAAATAACCTGCTTGATAAACGTGCTTATCACCCTTGTGTCTTTTTGAACAAAAATATTTGTTGCCTATTTTTTTCAATTTCCATTCATTTTCTAAAGCATTATATATAAAATTTCTTAAACAACCATCGGAAAAATTAATATTTGTTTTATGTTTATTTTCATATTTCTCATTTGATAATTCTCCTTCATCTTCTTTTTAATACTCTTCCAACCTTATTAGTTTTATTTTCACATGTCGTCCTGTGCTTTTCTTCAAAATGTATTCCTTTTTTTTTTTATTTTTATCAAGAGTTTTATCATGATAATTTATATTTTTTTTAATTGTCCAATTATTTTCTAAATGTTTTATTAAAATACTCATTTTATGATATTCAACGTTGTCGTTGGTGTCATTGTAATTGTATTTGTATTTGTCAATTGCAATTGCTGAGCCGCGAATTGTTGTAGTACACTTGTTCTTGTCTGCTTTATCGTCGTTTGCCTTGTCCGACATGAGATGATTTTACCAAATTTATTTTTTAATTTTTAATTGTGTGAATTGTGTGGTTGTAAAAGTTGTTTTGTTATGATTAAATGAGAAAATCTTACTTGACATTTGCCGATTTTAATAAATCATAATAAAATAAATGTTTTTCTTCTAAAATTTAGAAATCAGAAATAGATTTCGAAAAATAAAAAATTATAAAATTATAAGTAAAATAGTAAAATAATAATATATATACAAATTTCTTATTAAAGTTTTTTAATATAATATTATATATCAAAATATTCATAATATTATTTTTTTTATAATTTTATTTTTTCATGCCGTCGTTCAAGTATAAAACAAATAAAAAAATCATAGTAGATGACAAAAGTATTACTACTCTAGATAGCCGACACAGAGAAATGCAGTTGTATTTCTCAAATGTAGAAAATGTTATCATTCCCAGTCTTTTAAATGAAAAAAAAAATATACAAAAAACTTTATCTCAGAAACATGATTATGACACTGATGTTAATGTTAATGCCATTGAGACCAGTGGAATAAAAAATGAAAATAAAAGCAAAATTCCAATTGAAAAACAACTTGAAATAAAAGACCGACTGGCTGAAATTAAAATTGAACTCCGCACTCACAAAAATAATATAAAACAATACTATTTGAATAATTCCAAATACATTTTCGATTATTTTGAAAATAAAAAGGAAATCTCAAATGGTAATAATAAAACAAAGATTTTAAATTCATTTTTTAAAATCGATACCACCACTGAACGTGTTAATGAATTGACATCAATGAATGATAATAATGTAAAAAAATTTTTATCAAATATTGACCAGTCATTCATCAACGTGAATGATTTCGTATTTCAAACCGGGACTTGCCAGCATTGCAAAAGCGGCGAACTTATTCCGGTCGAGCACGAAGGCATTCTCGTGTGCAACAACTGTTCCAAATATGTTGTATACTTGATTGAAAATGAAAAACCGTCCTACAAAGAGCCGCCCAAAGAGGCGTGTTTTTATGCGTACAAGCGCATTAATCATTTTAAAGAAATTATGGCACAGTTTCAAGCGAAAGAAACTACACAAATTCCACCAGAAGTTATTGAGAATATTAAATTGCAAATTAAAAAGGAGAGAATAAGTCTCTCCAAGTTTACAAATTCAAAAGCAAAAGATATTCTAAAAAAACTAGGTTATAATAAATTTTATGAACACATTCCTTTCATAAAAGATAAACTCGGAATTAAACCGCCGACAATGACGCCCAATTTGGAAGAGCTGTTATGCAATCTCTTTATGGAAATACAGGGACCTTATGCCAAGTTTTGCCCGGATGACCGTGTCAATTTTTTAAACTACTATTACACCATTTATAAACTGTGCGAGTTAATCGGACAAACGCAATTCCTTCCGTATTTCCCCCTGCTCAAAGACAGAGAGAAACAAATAGAGCAAGATGAAATATGGAAAAAAATATGTTTTGAACTCAATTGGGAGTTTATACCGACACAATAGCGAAAGTGTTTGTAAAAAGTATTTTCTGCATATAACAATATAATAATTAATTACGTAATAATATTAAATATACTTTTTGATATATTTAATATTATTAATATTATTATTATTATACAAATAACTTACATATTGTGTTAATATGAATACAAATACAAAAATAAATACAACAAATATAATCAACACAACTGCAACAACTGCAACAACTGCAACAACTGCAACAACTGCAACAACTGCAACAACTGCAACCTCGAATTCTGAACAAAAAAAATTAAAAATACATTGTGACATTATAGATAAATTAGATTACTTTATAAAACAAAAAAAAATTCCCAATATTATTTTTCATGGTCCATCTGGGTGCGGAAAAAATGTTCTTGTAAATGATTTTATTAACAATGTCTACAATGGAAATAAACCAGCAATACATAATTATGTCATGAGTGTAAACTGTGCGCACGGAAAAGGCATTCGATTTATTCGAGAAGAATTAAAATTTTTTTCAAAAACAAACGTTGATTTGAAAGATGGAGACATATTTAAAACGGTTGTCCTTTTAAATGCAGACAAACTCACAACTGACGCTCAATCAGCTTTAAGACGATGCATTGAACTTTTTAGTCGTTCTACCCGGTTTTTTATCATTGTTGAAGATAAATATAAATTACTTAAACCAATATTATCAAGATTTTGTGAAATATATATTCCAGAACCTATTATAAATAACTGTGTAACAAATTTACACACGTACAACTTAAATAATGTCTATAATTTTAAAGAGACTGATACGACCCGCAGATTATATTTGAAAACTCTTTTAACTGGAATAATAAAAAAGTATGATGATGCTTGCCTGGAAGTAGAACCGTCGCCGCTGCCACCCAATCAACTTGAAACTAAAAAGCAACGTGTCATTGCAGAATGCATGTTATTGGTTGCGAAATTATATAATAAGGCATTTTGCAGTGTCGATTTGCTTTATTACATTGAGCACAACTCTAAAATCGATGACCTTAAAAAATATGAATATTTAATTACATTTCAAAAAATAAAGAGAGAATTTAGAAATGAAAAATTATTAATGTTATTTATTTTATATTTTTTAATATTTCGTAGCGATTTGACTTTAGAAAATATATCGTTCATGTAAAGCAATTTAATTTTAACATTTCTGATTTTTGAAAATGGACGATTTTGTGCTTGGAAATTTGCAAGAGTCGCGAAATGAGTTTTGCGCACGTCTTATTAACATATTAACACCACACGTCATATTTGGTTTAAAATCTATTTTTGATGAAGCATGGAGACTCTGCATTGACAATGACGAGGTGCCAAAATACTTGATGACATTTCAAAACTTTTTGATGCGTGTGCCAAAATGGAATGCCGCAATTATAGAACAAGAGGCAACGCGCATTGTGGAACGAAGTGGTTGTGGTCACATTGAAGAACTCATTACGTGTGTCCACATTGTCCAGCTTAAAATGCTCACATGCATGCGAGCCGGGAGTAAACAAAAAAAAATCGACATCGCTATACCCAAATTGTCTGACTTTATTCACAAGGTTTACATTAATTCCGCAAGAAAAGTATATTCAAATGTATTTTTATTTGAAAAAAGCAAACAGCATTTGCAAGTCCAAAAACACAACCGTCAGCTCGAGATCATAGTAAAAGAATGCATTCTCAACACGGTGCGCGAAAGTATCCCTATAGAGCATCTGTTAAAGGTATATATGGAGGATGAATTCATCGAAGAAGACACTGAAGTGGTTGACACGGAAGAAATCATATCACAGGACCCGGTAATTGAAGAAGAAGAAGAAGAAGTGCAGCAAGAGCAAGAACAAGAAGCCGCCGTCATTGCGGAAGCGGAAGAGAACGTGACAAAGCGGCAAACAATTACATTTGACGACATCGACAGAGTAAGAGTTATGGGTTCTGATTCAGAACAACACGCAGAAGAATTTGTAAATGCTCCAAAAACTTTAGAGAGATTGGAAGAAATAAGCATTCGAAATTTTGCAAAACGCAAAGAAGAAGAAGATGGCTATGATGATGATGATGAAACTGACGACACGCTGCGCATCGGAGACCCTGTAAGTCTTGGAGATTTAGACGTGGATGAATTTTCATTTGATTCGTAAAAAAAGTAATTAATATATGAATTTATAGATAAATGGATAATATATTTGTAGTTGGTTGTGTTATATCTACCGTCTTTTTTTTAGCAAAGTTTTTAGAAATGAGATTTTCTGTTGAAGAATCCAGACCTCTTAAATACTTGATGCGCGACACTGTGGTTGTTTATGCCAGCTGCATTATTGGTTACTATTTGCTCCTACAATTTCAGTCAGAAGTTTCAAGCGGTGGCGGTTCCATCGAAGTATTTACCGATAATCCAGGTTTCTAGTAAAAGATAACCGAACAAACCATAGGGAACTCCCCTTAATTCAGATTATTTAGAGCGTTGAACAGTTTAAGTTTTAATTTTGTAGCATTTTCATTAAAACTTAGAATTCGAGCATTATTTGTGTGGTATACTGAGCCAACCTTGTCATTCATCATTATTGACTTGTAGTTTTCATTTTTCCAATCTGTGAAAGTCCGTAGTAATTTTTTAAAAATCTTGTTGACAAACTGAACCAACAATTCTTCATCTGTCAATTTCGTCCAGTTTTTAGAAATATAGATCAAAATGTCGCTTTTTGACCCTTTGATTGAACAAATTGGGACGTGCTCAAATGATTTTTTTTTTAAATCATCCACAACGAAACTGCATGCCCAATCACAAACGTCTTTTGAATTGAACAGCTTTTCCAAGTCTTCGCTTGTTATTTCCAGTGCGTCTACCCATTCTACAAAATCGCAAATGCAACCACGTTTCAACTGCTGCTGCTGCTGCATTTGATGTGACTGCTGTTGTTGCGACTGCTGTTGTTGCGACTGTTTAATAAAATTATCAAATTGTGCTTTTAAATCCATCATCTCTTTTTTTAGATTCGAAATGTCATCTTTCAAATTATTTATTTCTATATCGCGCGCGTGCTCTTCTCTCTTATCACTTGCCTTATCATTTGCTACAACTGACGCAGTCGGCAGTGGCGGTGGCGGTGGCGACGGTGGTGGCACAAGAAGCTCCGGTTTCGGTCTTGGTATTATTTTAATCCTTTTCATAATGTAACATCTATGAATAGCCGATATAATAGTAATAACACAATACACCAAATTTAAAATCAATTTTAATATAAATCAAACGTGTAAAATAAAATATATTAATATATTATTTACATTATTTTATAACACTTTATTGTAACAATGAATAAAATTGCATTAGTTATTATATTTTTCATCGTGTTTGTTATTTTAGAAGCACTTGTTTATTATATATATAAAAATAAACAAATAATAACAGAATCATTCGTTGAATCGTATCAAGGTTCAGACGTAAACTACGAAAGTTGCATAAAAGATGGATACCCGCAAACATGGTGTTTAAGCATTCAAGACCCATACAGCATTGCAAACCCCGATTCCACTTTGGATGAATGTGTTGATAAACC